TTCGATGCTGAAAATTGGTTTCGGCGCTTCATGCCGGCTGATGGTGTGGCCGAATGGGTTGAAGCCTGCCTGATGCGCGAAGGCTCCCCGCTCCATAACGCCGATCACCAGCATCTAAGGGACGCCGACATCGCCTACCTTTGGGCGAACCAGCAGAACACGAGCAAGATGCGCCGCGTCGTCGGCCAGTGCGAGGAAGTGACGTTTCGTTCCGGTGCGTGGCAGAAAGGGCGCCAAGAGCAGCAGATGGAAGAGTGGTTCGGGCGTGTCCCAACCTACCTCATTACGTTTGATGCGCGGTACGCCGCAGAGTGCTCCGATCTGGAGTGGTGCGCGCTTGTGGAGCATGAGCTTTACCACATAGCCCAGCGCACGGATGAATTCGGGGCGCCGGCCTTCACCCAGGATGGGTATCCCAAGTTGGGGCTGCGCGGGCACGACGTGGAAGAGTTCGTCGGCATTGTCAGGCGCTATGGCGCGGGTGCCGGTGCAGGCGATACGGCCAAGTTGGTTGCCGCCGCGCAGAGGGATCCAGAAATTGGGGCGCTCAACATCGCACAGGCTTGTGGGACGTGCCTACTGAGGGCCGCGTAGCTTTCCCTTCTCTTATACAGAATTTCACATTATGGCAACGCTCAATGATGACGTGAAGGCGTTCATCGTCCGGGCGCTGGCCTGCTTTGACGCCCCGACTGACGTTTGCCGTCAGGTGAAAGAGGAATTCGGCATCGAGGTCACGCGCCAGCAAGTCTCGGCGTATGACCCGAATCGGCGCATAGCGAAAGACCTCAGCGCAAAATGGCGTGCGGTTTTTGATGAGACTCGAAAGAAGTTTCTCGACGACGTTTCGACCATCCCCATTGCCAACCAGGCGTTCCGTCTTCGCGCGTTGAATCGAATGTATGACCGTGTTCAAGGTCAGGGGAATATGGCGCTCGCCGCCCAACTCATTGAGCAGGCTGCCAAGGAATCGGGCGGGGCATTCACCAATCGCCGGGAGATGACCGGCAAGGATGGGGCTCCACTGATCCCGCCCAAGAGCGCGCAGGACATGACTGATGACGAACTCGCCGCCTACATTGGAGCAAGCGGCGCAAGAGCTGTGGATTCGCCGCAGGGCTAGAGAGGATGTTCTCTCGTACGCTCAAGCGATCGAGATTCCCGGCAAGCCCGCCGGCGAAGATCCGGACACCGAATTCTTCGAGCCCATCGAAACCACGATGGCGCAACACCACCGCCTCATTCTTGAGACGATGGAGCGGGTCAGCAAGACTCCGCATGGGCGGGCGATGTTCTTCATGCCGCCCGGGAGCGCGAAGAGCACGTACGCATCAGTGGTGTTCCCGTCGCGCTATCTCGGTGCGGAGAAGAATCGCAAGGTCATTCTCGCCAGCTATGGCGACGACCTGGCTCGCAAGATGGGGCGCCGCACGCGCTCGATCATCAAGCAAAAGCGGTTCAAGGGGATCTACGGCTGCGAATTGACGACTGAATCGTCGGCCGCGCAAGAGTTCTCGCTGACAAACGGCAGCGAGTACATCGCGACCGGCATTCTGGGCGGGGTCACTGGTAACCGCGCCAACGGGATCATCATCGATGATCCGGTGAAGGGCCGCGAACAGGCGGATTCGCCGACGATCCGTGACAAGACGTGGGATGCCTATAACGACGACCTGAAGACACGCCTGATTCCTGGCGGGTGGGTCGTTCTTATCCAGACGCGCTGGCACGAAGATGATCTAGCCGGCCGCATCCTTCCCGAAGACTGGAAGGGCGAAAGCGGCCCAATCCTGTGCCGCGACGGAAACGTCTGGGAAGTCGTCTGCCTGCAAGCGCGATGCGAGGTCCAGAACGACCCGCTCGGACGGAAGATCGGTGAGTACCTGTGGCCGCAGTGGTTCACAGAGAAACACTGGGCGCAGTTTCAGAACAACGTCCGCACGTGGGCGTCGCTCTATCAGCAGTTGCCGCGCCCGCTTGAGGGCACGCTGTTCAAGGTCGAAAACATGCTGGTCGATGGCCAGCCTGTTCCGATGCCGAATGGGTGCGATGTGGTCTTTGCGGTGATCGACTCGGCTTTGAAGGTAGGCGATAAGAACGATGGAACGGCCGTCACGTATGTGGCGCGCAACAAGTTCTTTGGACATCCGTTGACCATCATTGACTGGGATATCACGCAGATCGAATCCGATTTGATTGCGGATTGGTTCCCGTCTGTCATTGCGCGACTCGTCGAGCTCGGGAAGCTGACAGGCGCCCGAATGGGCGTGATCGGCGCCTTCGTGGAAGACAAAGGAAGCGGCATCACTTTGCTTCAGCGCGCGACTCGCAATGGCTGGCCCGCTCATGCCATCGACAGCAAGCTCACCTCAATGAGCAAGGACGCTCGCGGGACGGGCGTGTCCGATTTCGTGCATCACGGCAAAGTCAAGATCGCCGACCACGCCTACAACAAGGTTCTGGAATACAAGGGCCGCACCCAAAACCATCTGCTAACCCAAGTATTCGGATATCGCCTTGGCGTGCCGAACCAATCGGACGATTTGTACGACACGACGGTCTATAGCATCGCCATCGGATTGGGTGATTCGGAAGGACTGTAACGGCTGCTTTTGTGGCCGCACTAAAGCGACCATATGAGCGACAACAGCACCATCGTAATCCCGGGCTCTGCGCTCGGGACGGCTCTGACCGATCTGCTGATGGCCGACGAAATGGAGCCGGGCTCCGATGTCAGCTATCAGCTCGCCAAGATCCTTTATCTCTACCATCCGCTTGGCGCCAAGATGGCCGAGTTGCCGGTTGAGATGGCGATGAGCCAGCCGCGAACCATCACGATTCCGGGTTCTCCTGAATCGACGGTCAGGGAGGCATTCGAGCGCGAATGGGCCGCACTTAATGCGAACGCTCTGATCTTCCAGACGAAGACGCTCTCCCGCATCTATGGGGTGGCCTCCCTCGCATATGGCGCCGAAGGGGTGCCGACTGATCGCCCGATCGACCCGAAGGATTTGCCGAGCCTTGATGTCTATTTCAATACGCTCGACCCGCTGAACACGGCCGGTAGTCTCGTCCTGAATCAGGACCCGAATGCACCGGACTTTCTGAAGCACGCAGCGATTGCGGTATCAGGAAAACCATACCACCGGTCACGCGCCGTCGTGGTGATGAACGAAAACCCGGTCTATCTCGGGTATTCGAATTCAGCGTTTGGCTATGTCGGCCGCTCGGTCTATCAGCGTGCGCTTTTCCCGCTGAAGTCGTTCGTTCAGTCGATGATCACCGATGATCTGGTGACGCTCAAAGCGGGCTTGCTGATCGCCAAGATGAAGGGTGCGGGCAGCATCGTTGACAACCTGATGCTGTCGCTGGCCGGTAACAAGCGGCAAATGATCAAGGAGGCGCAGACCGGCAATGTTCTGAATATCGATATCGCGGAAGACATCGAGACGCTGAACATGCAGAACACCGACGTCGCCATGACGACGGCGCGCAAGAACATCATCGAGAACATCGCCTCGGCGGCGAGAATGCCGGCGAAGTTGCTGTTGTCGGAATCCTATGCCGAGGGATTCGGCGAGGGATCGGAAGACGCGAAGGACATCGCGCGGTACATCAGTGGCGTCCGCAAGGATATGCAACCGCTGTATGACTTCTTCGATCCGATCGTCATGCATCGGGCATGGAATCCTGAGTTCTACAAGACCATTCAGGACCAGTTCCCGGAATACAAGAAGATCCCATACAACCGCGCTCTGTACGACTGGAAGAACGCCTTTCATGCTGAGTGGCCGAATCTTCTGGAAGAGCCCGAGTCGGAAAAGGCCAAGGGCGAAGATGTCAAGCTGAAGGCCATCATTGCGATGGTCGAAGTCATGTTGCCGCAGATGGACCCCGAGAACAAGGCGACTCTGCTGGACTGGGCTGCGTCAAACTTCAACGAGTGCAAAGCGCTGATCCAGCACCCGCTGCTGCTTGATATTCAGGCGCTGATTGATTACACGCCACCCCAACCGGTCGATCCTGTAGAGCCAAAGCCGTTCTCATCGGAGGCGTAAATGGCCTCTTTCTACAAGACCATTGAAGCCGCAATTGCCGACATCACGGCACACGGCTTCGATAGCCAGGCGCGCATTGATCGGTGGCTGACGGAGATTGAGCTAGCCGCCAAGGATTCGGCCATGCCGGATCACCTCATTCAGGAAACGA